CGAGGGCTTTCTCGATGTAGTCCAGCTTGTTGACGAGCAGGACGGAGGTATTGATGCCGTCCTTCTTGACCTCCGAGTGCACCGCGCTTTTCGCGATTCGGGAGATGTCGGCCGCGGCGGAGTCGATCCCGCTGGATCCGGACGCACCCAGCGCCGATGCGATTTCATCCCACAGGCTGCGCCAGCTCTGTTTTGCTAGGCCTCGCCGGTGAATTGTGCCGTGGTACTTAATCGCGTTGGCCAGGCTTCGCGCCCGCACGGTGATGGTTTTCTGCGTGCGCGGGTGCCCGAAGTAGCCTTCTACGTCAAAATGCTTGCCGTCCGACTGAGCGGTGACCTTGCGTGTTTTCGGGGAAATGCGAGTCGATGCCCCGAGAGAGCGGATCACAGAGCGCGCGGCGGCCCCGACGCCCTTGACGATGTCGTAATCCAAATACTTCACAGCCGCGTCGACCGCGCGAAACAGCGCGTCCACGTCCTTCTTCGGCCATTCGATTGTCAGAGCATCACTCATTCGGGTCTTCCACGTTCAAAATGATGATTCCCGCGCGATCGGCGCGGCGGGCAATGCGCAAAGGAACCCAGTCGCCGCCCTGCGACAAGCAGTTGACCTCGATCTTTGCCCCTTTCGGCAACGTGATCTTTGCCGTCTCGGAACTGGCGAGACATCGCACCGTGATTTGTCCCTGATCAAAAGGCCCCTGGTCGCTGCCCTTCCGCGCAAGATCAATTCCTGAACACAACGCCTTTGGGATCACATCATGCCCGCCCACGCGGATCTGCGCCCGTGCCGTTGGCATGGCGTCCCACGTCGCATTAAAGGCATTGATGAAGGCGTCCATGTGTCTTTCGGCCGGGGGCGGCGGCTGTGCCGGAGCGCCCCCTTAGTGGCCTGCTGCGTTAATCCGACAAATGCGGCGTAACCATGAGCACCGAGATCGACTTGCTGATGGTCGTGTTTGTGCCCTGGAGCGTCCCGAGCACGCGCACGTACTTGTGCAGCGCGTCCAGGTCCACGTTGGCCTTCTGGACTTGGCCTGTGGACGCGAGCGTGAACGGTGCCAGAACGCTGGCAGATACCGTCGAATAGGTTCCCGTCGCCGCAATTGCGTGCTGCAGAACCACGTTCATATTCGAGATGGCGTTGACAGACAGGTTATCGCCAGAGATCACGATTATTTTGGCGTTACCATGGTACGCACTGATGTCAGTGCCTGCCTGAACCACGCCGTCTGTCGAGACCGGCCAGTAATTCGCCGCGCCGTTCGTGAACACCACCAGCTCGCACAGGTCGAGGTACTCAAGACCTGTCGCGTCCTCGCCGGCAAAGCCCGGCAAGCACATGGCGAGAATCGCCACAATCAGAAACATTTTCTTCATTTTTATACCCTTTCGATTTTTTGCGCTTCGATCGTCAGGGCGCTCCGTTCCTGGCGGAGCGCCCTAGCAGATCAGTGTTTAGGACGTCACCGCGGCGTTGTAGGCAAGGGCCTGACCCAGCCGGACCATGACATCCACGTCTTGCAGCCCGACCAGGCGGATCCCGCCCGACGCGCTGAGAGTGGCTGTGTCGACGTTCAGATCAACGCCATTGCCCCAGATGCCGACCACGACAGTGGCCCAGTTTCCGAAGAACAGGCTGTTGGCGCCGATGTCCTCGCTGATGAGGTACGGGAAGCCAATGCAGCGCTGCGAATCCGGATCGAGCACGAAGCCATCGCCCGTGCCGCGCGCCGTCGCCGCCAGCTTCGCCCACACCTCTCCGGTCATCGCAAACTTCTGGCCGTCCGCCTGCGCGCTGTCGGCCATGATGGATCCGGGGAAGTTCAGGATTTCGGCATACGTCGGGGTGCCCTGCGTGACGCTCGGGTTATTGATGCCCGAGGCGCCCGTGATTGCGGTCGGCTGGCCATCGGCGCCCGTGCCGGCAAACACCGCGATCTGGACCGTCCGCGCAATGCGCTGGATGATTTCATCGCGCACGAACATTTCGGCCGCCGGAGTGCTCTGCAGCAACATCTTGCGGCTGATGTCCACCAACGCGCCGGCGGTATGCGGGGAGCCCGTAACCTGACCCATCGTGGGCGCGCTTTCGGTGATGTCGGATCCTTCCGCCACCCAGTAACCCGTAGCGCCGGCCGTCATTTTCGGGATGGCGATGTCGCCAACCAGTCCGCTTAGGAACTTGACGCCCAGGGGGCCCAGGATGGAATTCGTGCGGAGGAGGTCGATATACTCACCGGCCAGCAGGTTCGTCGCGATCGTCGCGCTCGAGGTCCCGGCCTTTGTCAGGTCGCGCTGGGCGAGAACGGCGTGCGGGATAATGATCCCAGTAGCCGACTTGCCGCTGATCTTAGCGCATTCCTGCGAGACTTCGCGCTCGAAGCCGATGTCCACCTTCGCGCCAGCCATCGAGCGGATGACGTTCAAGAGGCTGTACTGACGGGTGATCTTCTGCTGCTCCTGCTCGCTGCCGCCGATCGGAGGCAAAGCCTTCACAACGGTGCCGTCGGGCTTGCGAGCCGCCAGCGTTTCGATCTCCTTGCGGGCCGCGGTGATCTCCACGCCCTGTTTCTCGATCACGAGGGAACGGACCTCTTCCAGTCCTTTGCCGTCGTCGATCAGTTTCTGCACAACATCGGCCTTGATGCCGTGCTCCATCGCCATGCGGAACATGGCCGCTACAATCTTGGGATCCATTTTCTTCTCCTGGGGATGTGCGGCTGTTGCCGCGGGTTCTTTGGCGGCGCGTTCGACGCCGACCGTTACATCGGCGGGCACGGGCTCAAAGCTCGCCTCGTAAGGACACCAGGACATGGCCCGTACCACCGGGATTCCGTCCTTGTCTCCATCGAGACGATAACTTGCGGAGTCGACCGTGTAGCCAATACTGACGTTTCTCCGCAGTCCTTTTGCCGCATCTGCCGAAATTTCTTGCGCGCGGGCGCCGGTGCAGAATTCCACCGTGCCGCCCAGCTTGCGGTCGTTGAATTCGACCTTTGCAATCAGGCCAATCTGGTCGCCATAGTGTCGGTCGCGAATGACCAGGCCCTCCTTGCACCGGCTCATGTCGACCGCCGCCGGCGAATGATCGAGGATTTCAAACGCGCGCTGCCATTGATCGTTGAAAAATACATACGTCAGAACTGGTTCTTCGCTCGATACGCTCATGCGCACGGAAATTGATCCGCCCTCTTTTCCAGGCTCGCCGCTTTTGCGCGTGTCGATTACCTGCACAAGGCCGGCTCGAATCAGCAGATCCTGCTTCTGTTCAGTGGACGGTTCAGGGTTTGACGGCTTCTTGTTTCTGTGTCTCATCGTTGCCTCCGGTCTCTTCTTTTGTCGCATTCGGGTTGATTGGCCCCAGGCCGAGTTTTTCCACGGCGGGCTGTTCGCGTCCTAGGGTTTCGCAGTTGTCATCGAAATCGCCGCCGAGGTCTGACGTCACCTGCTCGTTTGTCTTCCAGCCGTGCGCCACAGCCATCTCGGCCGCCTTCATGTCGTCCACCGGCTGGACCCACATCCAGCGCCGGCCGCGGAACATGTGCTCGGCGAACTTATTGAACTTTTCCGGGGGTAGATCGCCGCTGATGGACAACGAGAGAAACGATCTCATCCAGGCCATGAACTGCCGGACTTTGCTTTGCGAGATCATGTCCGCCTGCATCACCATCCACATATCGCGCTCGCAGATCGTTCCGGAGCGGACCGACGAAAACGACACACCGGACCAGTCATTTGCCCAGGCGGAGTATTCCACGCCAAAGCCAGTGGCTACGTCCTTGAGCATGGATACCTTGAACGGGGTGACTTCGCGGTTTGGGTGCTGGGGCGTGTGCACTTCCTGCTTCCAGCCGATCGGCAGGACTTCCGACTGTCCGGGCTCTTTTTCAGCAATCAGCGCCGCGGCCACATCGCTGTTATCCTCGGACGTCAGATCCGCGATTTCTTCGCCGTCGCCCTTCGGCGCGTAGTACGAGCGCAGGCTGCACGCTTCATCGCGCGCGGCCGTCAGCTCGGCCTTGTCATACTCCTCCAGCATCTTGAGCTTGATGATGGCCGCATGGGTTTCCGGAACGCCGCGGGGCTGATCCTCGTCTTCCTGGGTAAAACCATGAATGACCCGGTGGGCCGGGATCCGGGTGAGCGGGCCGCGGCTTGTGACCACATAGGCGTAATCCGGCTCCGTGCGGAAGTAGTAGGCGACGGGCGCCAGGTCCGGAAATGAAAGTTCGACCCCGCAACGGACGATGTTCCCGTTCTCGAGGCGGTCCGCGTTGTACCACTCGGGGCACGCATCCGGCCGGACAACTCTGAAAGTGATGCCATAGGGGTTCGCTGCCGGCTCGATCAGCATAAAATACTCGCCGTCCCGCAGCCAGGTTTTCGCATTCAGGCGGTCCACTTCCGCTTCCGTCTTTCGTCCGGTGGCGTCGAAATAAGTACGCAGCGTCAAAGGATCGCGCGCCGTGCAGAAGCGCCACCAGTGGTACTGAATAAACCGGGCCGCCGCGTCATCCAGCGTGCGCTCCCCGCTCTTCCCACGAGGTTCATCATGCGGGGTGGACTTGAACGCAAAGCCTTCGCCAACGATGTTCGTAGCACCTAGCTTCAAAAAACGCTTGGAGTGGGCGCTGTTTTTTGCCATTTCGCGGGAGCGGCTTCTCATCAGCGGGAGCTGGGCCGTGATCTCCTGCGCGCTGTAGCCGCCGTCCCACTTCCAGCCGGCCAGCAGGCGATCCACTTCCGCCGCGGCAAAGCCACGCATGGCAATCCCGCCACGGCGGCGCGATTCACGTTTTGTCCAGGGCCATCTCATGTGAACCTCGACCGGATGATCCGCTTTTGGCGGGACGATGTTTCGCGGGCGATTTCGCCTCGGTAGAACTCGCGAAGATCGAGCAATTCCTGAATGCTGTTATAGGTAATGCTCATGTCGCCCTGTTGGATCGATCGCTTGTTCGTCGTTCCGAAAGATGCGATAGCGGCTTCAACAGCCGTCAGCGCGGCCTGATACTGCGAGACAGTCAATGGGGAGGCCGTGACCTTGATCGCCCCGGAGTCGACGGCATAGACTCGCGCGGGATCCGCAAGAGTGGCCAGCGCGGTAAAGCGGATCGTTCCAGCCCTCCAAACAAGGGTTTGCGCGGCAGTAACCGTCAGCGTCCAGCCAGTGTTCGCGCCGTTCGCGGCGGCATTGACCGTGATCGGGGTGGCGGCCGAGAACGAATAGGCGAGGGTATAGCCGCCGGCCGGGGTGATTCCGGGGATGATGATGTCGTTTCCAGCCCAAGCGTTGACGGAATTGTCGGCGGCGACGTAGATGGTCTCTCCGGCGATCACCGCCGCGGGCAAGAATCCAAGGTTGCTTCCGTCCATATTTCGTTGATGGACTCGGGCAAACAAAAAGAGCGGCGTCAGAAGGTTAGGCTCCTAACAGCCGCTCTAAGTTGTCCGCTTTCGGCGCGAGAGCTGGCCGGCTCCCGTGCCCGTTTTTCCATCTACAGTCGAGAATTCACATTACGCCGAAATTCGTCAATGGGTTATTATGCTTTCAATTCTACCGGTAGAATAAATCTTTACGTTTTGACCAAAACACCACTCTCTGTAGTGGCTGTGACCGTTCCCGGATCGCAATAACGGGCAATTTCGCGGGGGGTCATGGGCCAGACTTGGTTGTGCGTTTTATGACAGGATAGGCACTCCCGCCATCGGATCATTTGGCGCGTCAACGGGTTCGGCGTTGTGGTCCCGCCTTGGCGCCACGGGCCCGGCTCCCCACAGTGCGGGCACTTGATCAACGGCACGGGGATCGCCGGGATCGGGCCGCGGGGCTCAATTACGGGGTCTCTGGCCATCACTTGAGGATCTCGGGTCATCACGTTCTTACTGTGTTTCTTCTTCGTCATTTCGACCTTTCTTTCTCCGTCGTTGTTCCATCCATTTGCCGGCCCGACACCAACCGACAGGCAAGCACCAGACGCGCCCGGAACGGACACAGCAACATGCTGCGCCACGCCGCGTCGTTGTCTGCTCGCATGGCGTCCTTCACATATTTCCGCAATCTCTTCGCTTTCATCGCATTGCCTTTCTGTGGCTGGGCCTTCCAATGACCACCCGCGCACCCTTTCGTTGTCGATTCGCTCCATCAGCCGTTTGACTGATCGGCTGGGCGCCCAGGATGGACGCCGCCACAAACAAGCCCGTGGCCACGTCGCCCCAGTCATTACGGCCCGTCAGTCCCCACTGGTACACCTCGCCCACATCTGTTTCCGCGTAGCTGATCAACGGCTCGGCACAAACCCCGTCGGCAAACAGCGTATGGCGCTCACCCTTCTCGCCAAAGAAACTGATCGCGTCTGAGGCCGCGGTCGGCAATAGCCATCCTTTTTGCTGCCGGAAGCGCCAGTAATCAGCATTGTGCACGTACACCTTGCCCTTGCCCGGCCAGCGGGCTCTGTGCCACTGCTCTCCAGGCTTCCCGATCCTCGCTTTACTCGGCCGGTAACTTCGCGAACTCCACCCACGAGACGCCTCCCAGGGCACCTTCGTATTTCTGCGCCCCAGCCAATCGAAGACCGCCTGCATCCATTGCGCGCCGCAGTCCACCAGCATCAGGTCGATCTGCGCGGGCTGATCGCCCTTCTGCAGCGTAACGCGGTCCATCATCTCCCCGATGCCCGTCAGGCCACGGATCACGCACAGGTCATCCGTTTCAGTCGGGGTGGAATTGTCGATCAACAGGCGGTCGTTGCCGGGGTGCATTCCGTAGTCGATAATGGAAATGCACCGTGAATTTGTGATAGCCGCCAGCGCCCACCGGATTTGGTCCGCGTTCACATCGGCAAAGCCGGCAATAAACGCCGTGTTTTCAGGGACGTGGCGGCGAGTCTGTCCGTTCACGCGCGCGGCCACCACATAAGGCAGCAGTTCCAGCGCGGACGGAATAAGCGCCTTGGGCTCATTCTGATACTCGGCCCAGAACTGGTCCCCGGATTCGAGGAGCAGGTTCTCCGCCGTCTGCAGCGCGCTGATTTCTCCGTCGCGCACACGGTGCTCCCACGACACTTCAGCGCCGGCATCCATGGCTTCCTGATGCTGACTGTAAAACTCCGTCGCCGCCGCAAACCCTCTCCCCTCACTTGTCTCTTCCCTATAAATTTCCGCATACTGCTTCCACAGTGTGTCTTGCGCCGTCGGCCACTTGTGCACCAGCGAGCAGGTTTCACCCTGCCACTCCGGGTGTAGCTTATGATCAAGAAATCTATCGGATAAATCGCCCTTGCGAATAATGGTGCAGGGCATGACCGCCGCGATCCGCTTCCGGGGCCCCGCCAGCCCCAGGACGTCGCCCGTGATCGTTCGTTCCCGCTGATCGCATTGGCTCACGCTCTCCGCGCTCTCGCGCGTCTGCGGATCGTCCAGGATTACAAAGTCGGGCCGCAAAACCTTGCCGGTCTTGGTGTCCTTCCACTTTCCACGGATTGCCCCAGTCAGTCCGTGTGCCTCTAGAATTGCGCCG